CATCCGGGGGCGCTCCTTGAGCATTTGCCCCATTACAAAGTGGTCAGCAATCCGTGCCGGGGTGGGCACTTGGATAAAGGGCCGGTCGGTGTTGAGCCTGATGATTTTCTTCCCGTGTTCGGGCGGACAGCTGACGGCAAACACGATCCGGCCATCAGTCTCATAGGCTGCATAGTGTTCAATGCTGCTCATCGCTTGGTTCCCATTGCATACAGGGTGTGGTTCTGAACGCCTACCCCCGAGTTCTCTCCCCACCACTTCACAGTGATGACGAAGTAACCCGGGCCCACGCCGATCGATCCCATCAGGTTAGGAAAACCATCCGCCCAGTCGCCGCCACCTTGAGCGATCACCAGGCCGTTGATATCCATTTGGAACATGTACTTGCGAATACCGCTGCCAAATCCTTGGTAGCCGCTGTATTGCGCAGTGATGAACCCTGCTTCATCCATTTGCACGCCGACGGCGATCAGGTTTTGCCACTGACCTACACCGACGCCGAGCACATTCCCGGGGCTATTAGCCGATACCGGCACCGTGACGGCGTTGCCACGGATGCGCAGCGTGTCAATTTCGGCCACCCCGATCTTGGCGGCCGTGATGGCACCGTCTGCGATCTTCGCGTTGCCAATACTGGCGCTCCGAATGTACGCGTCAGCAATAAATGTCTGACCACCCACGACAGAGAACGGTGACGAGAGCCCACCGCCATTCGCATTCAGCAAAATGAACTGGTCGGAATAGACAGCAAAAGCGGACTGAACAACGCCGTTTTGTTCGTTGATTCCGATGCCAAATCCTGCGAAATGATGAACACCGTACTGGTTATTAACCTGCACCCGCAGGGTGTACTGGGCGTTAAGCATTCCCTTCATGTTCGCCTGAGCCGTCGCAACCTGCTGCACAGCCGCATTGGTCGTGCCCAGCGACGCCTGGGTGGTCTGGATTTGCTTGCTCAGCGCCCCATCCCCATCAACCCGGGCTTTGGCTTCGTTCTGAATCGCCGCGTTGGCATCGCCTACGGCGGTGTACAACCCGTCGATACGCAATGTCTCTGCCGTCAGCTTGCTGCCCTGCTGTGTGACAGTGCTTTCAACTGACGACAGTGCACGGCTCGATGCGGCCGGGGCCACACGGCCCACGACAATCCAGTCAACGTCAAACACATCCCCGCTCACCGCCCCAAGATCCAGACGCAAGCGACTGATGGTGCTATCTACCCAGTCCGTGCCACCACTGTTCAGGTTTTCCATGTCCCATTCCACGATCGCCGAATCACCGATCGCCAAGCCTGGGTTAGGCAAGGTGGAATAGATGGTGGAGGAAAACCCGTGACCTGGGGTGGCGTAATAAAGCGTTCCACGCCAGCCGCTACCGCCCCTTCGGGTGATGCGCGCCCTGACCCTGGTGAACAGCGCGCCAGTAAGGCCAATAGCAGCCGCAGCGCTCTGCAGTTGAGGGTTGCTTGCAGTGGCTGTGACCTTCAAGAACCCGGTTCCAGCTACTGCAGTAGCGTTCGCGCCATACCATCCCTCAGCACCATTATCGAACTGCCAGGTGCACCCAGGCGCAGGGTCCAGGCCAACCGAGGCATCGGCCGCTTTCTGTACAGCAGCAACCGAGTTTCGCAAATCAAGGATGCTGCTCGACTGAGAAGCCAGGCCGCCTTCATTGCTAGTGACCCGCTGCGTCAGCGCATCGACCGACGAGGCGGAGGCCTTGGTCGCAACCTGAGTAAGCGCCGACTGTGCCGCCGCCGCCGCATCGGTAGCCGCTTTGTCGGTCACCGCCACCCAGGCGCTGCCGCTCCAGCGTTTGGGGGTGTTGGCGTTGCCGGTGGTGTCGATCCACAGGTTTTGGGGCAAACGGTCAGCCACGGCCGGGGCGGCCGCCTGGATGATCACCTTCCCTTTGCCACCTGCCAGCGTGTTCGCCGCATCAGCTGCCTGCTGCGCTGTGGTCACGTTGCCATTGGTCGTGGTGAGATTGTTTTCCAAACTGGTGGTCCGGCTCCCCACACTCGACAGCGTGCCAGCCTGCTGCGAGACCGCCGAACTGAGCGACTCAACAGCAGCGGAGGTCGCCGCTTGCTGGGCGCTGGCGACCTGACCGTTATCCCTCCAGCCCGTGACGCGGGTGCCCTCTTCGATCTGGTAGCGATCCGCCTCAATGTAGCCACCGCTGACTGATGCGCCGCCATACACCACAAATGCCGCGAACAGCTTGGTGGTGGTGGGGCCAGGGGTGAAGGTCACCGACAGACGCACCCAGGACTCACTTGCATCAGTCCTTGCCGCCCCCCAGCTCTCGGTCCCTGCTCCTGCCTCATTGGTCCCGTACACCCCGGGAAGAACCCGCAAGCCAGGGGTGCCCCGAAGGTACACGGATGCTGTGTAGGTCTTTCCGGGGACCGGCTTGAACCGTCCGGCCGACTTCACATAGGCCCGAGCCCAGGTTGCTGGGGACAGGCCTGACACATCCAGGCGCTGGGCCACACCAGAAGCCAAGGTAGATTGCACCAACGTAGGCGTGCGAATACCGCTCCCTGTCCCGTCGTGCCACCACCCGTCGGCCATCCCTGGGGTGCCGGGGTCCGCTCGCTCAAAGGACGGGTTGAAAACCAGATTCTCCCCGCCGACATCGCCTATGTTGTTATTCAGCTCAGTGAGCTGATTGGAAGCACTGGTCAGTCCCTGCTCGGTCTGGGTGATCCGCGTCCCTAACGCCGACGTCGCAGCGGCGCCGGCATCCAGCTGGGCCTGCTCGGTCACATCTTCAATGTCGAAGAAATCAAAGATGGCCTGCCCGCCCATGTTGTCGTAACCCGCGATGAGCATTGGCGAGAACCAGGCCGTGCCCTCCTTCAATCGCTTCGGGTCGGCCAGCGTACCCGCGCCGGCTCCGCCACCTTCGCTGCCGGTGGTATGGCCTTTGACATACACCTCGGCGATCAGCCACTCGCCTTGAGGAATCTTCCGGTTCGACAGCACCACATAGTGCGAGGAGCCCACGCTGTTCACGCCACTTGTTGCGATCCGGGTAACGCCGTCCTCGGCAAAGCAGTCAACGCCGGCATACGTACCTGGCGACCCGGCGCCCATCAGGACTTGCTGCACGCGAACGGTCAGCTTGTAGAGCCGCGAAGGGTCAAACCTGATCTTGCGCGTGGACGCGCCCCACCAAGCTCTGTTGGAGGCTCCGCCATTCAGGATCAAGGCAGCGCCCCGACTGATGCCGGCAGGTGCGCCGTACGAGGCAGTGGCACCGGCGCCGCTGTTGGTCGACACCCACTGGTCCATGGACATGTCCGAGAACACGCTTTGATAGACCTTGGTGGGCGAGTTGTCCAGAGCGCGGCCGATGGTGCTGCCCAGCGACACCACGTTGCTGCTGGTGGCAGTCAGGTCTCGTCCTTGCTGATCCACCTTGCTGTTCAGCGACTGCAGCGCACTGGCGTCGGCCTTCTTGGCCACCTCGGACAGGGCATTCGCCGCTGCGGCTGCGGCGTCGACGGCGACTTTATCGGTCACCGGCAGCCAACCCGACGTAGTCCAGCGTTTCGGGGTGTTGGCTCCGTTTGTTATGTCAATCCAAAGGTTCTGCGCAAGCTGGTCAGCGGCCGCTGGCGTCTCCCTTTGGACGATGACCTTACCCTTGCTGCCGGCCAGGTTGGACGCGGCCTGCGCCGCATTCTGCGCATTCGTCACGTTCTGATTGGTGGTGGTCAGGCTGTTTTCCAGCTGTACAGCTTGATTGCTGACCGAGGTTAGCCCTTGCTCGTTCTTCTCGACTCGAACGGCCAGCGCGTTGGTCGCCGTGGCGCCGGCATCGATCTGAGCCTGCTCGGTGACGTCTTCAATCAAGAAGTAGTCAACCGCCAACTCACCGCCGATGTTGTTGTAACCGGCAACCAGCATCGGTGAAATCCAGGCAATCCCAGTCTTCAACCGCTTGGGATCGGCAACGGTACCGGCACCTGCCCCACCCCCTTCACTGCCAACGGTGTAGCCTTTGACATGGGTGGTGAACTCCATCCATTCACCAATCGGGTGCGATCTGCCAGCAGTGATCACATAGTGCGAAGAGTCCTTGGTGTTGGCACCACTGGAGTTGATCCGGGTTACGCCGTCTTCGGCAAATCCGTCCACCCCGGCATAGGTGATTGGATTGCCCTTGCCGGCGGTTAACTGCTTGAACCGAATGGACAGCTTGTACAGCCGCGTCGGGTCAAACCTGATTTTGCGGGTCGAAGCGCCCCACCAGGTGGAATTGCCAGCGCCACCGCTGACCTTGATGGTTGCCCCGCTGGTGTTGCCTTCCTCATTGGAGAATACGGTGCTGGCCGTAGGGCCGCCGAACAGGTTCGCCCACTGGTCCACCGCCATGTCCGAGAACACGCTCTGATAGACCTTGGTCGGCGAATTGTCCTGGCTGGCCAGCAGCTTGGCATTGAGGTCGGTCAGCGACTTGCCCTGGGCCGATTGGGTCTGCCCCTGCTGCTTCACATCATTGCTCAAGGCCTGCACCGCAGCAGCTTCGGCCTTCTTGCTTACGGTGTCCGTGAGCGACACCAGCGCCTGGCTCTGCGACGACAGCTGCTGATCCTGCGCGGCGTCCTTCTGCTCGGTCGCTGTGACGCGGTTGGTCACCTGCTCCAAGGATTGAGAGCTGGCCTTGCCGTCGATGCTGGTCTGCATCCCGTCGAGGCGGGTCGCATGGGAAGACAGCTTGCCTTCTGCATCGCTGACGCGGGTAGTCAGGCCGCTCACAACACTCGCATCGGCCTTCTGCGCAACCTGATTGAGCGCCGACTGAGCGGCAGCCGCGGCATCGGTGGCCACCTTGTCGCTGACCGCCACCCAGGTGCTGCCGTTCCAGCGTTTGGGGGTGTTGGCGTTGCCAGTGGTGTCGATCCACAGGTTTTGGGGCAAACGGTCAGCCACGGCCGGGGCGGTCGACTGATACAGCACCTTGCCCTTGGCACCGGCCGCGTCGGACGCCGCTTGTGCCGCCTGCTGCGCCGTAGCGACGTTGCCGTTGGTAGTGGTCAGGCTGTTTTCCAGTGAGGTGGTCTTGCTCGACACGCTGGCCAGGTCGGCGCCCTGTTGGATCACCTTGGCGGACATCACATCGACAGCGGCCGCTGTGGCCGCTTGGTTACCGGCCTCGACCTGTCCATTGTCGCGCCAACCACTTGCTTGCGAACCCTCCTCCAGCTGGTACTGGTCCACTTCGATAAACCCGGCCGTGACGCCGGCCCCGCCATAGACAATCGCCGCTGGCCATACGTCGACGGTCTTATCGGTGGCGGTGAAGGTTACCGATACCCGCTGCCATGTCTCGGCCGCGTCGACTCGGTTGCCTGGCCATGAAACGCTGTTGGCCCCGGCCGCATCTCGGCTGTACACCTGCGCCAAAATCCGCAGCCCTGCAGTGCCCCGCATGTACACAGAAGCGGTGTAAACGGCGCCCGGCCGCACTTTGATCGCTTTGAGCGATGCGCGCAGGTAAACCCGGGCCCAACCGTTGGTGGGAATGTCGGTGACATCAAGGCGTTGCGCGACCCCTGCCGCAAGCGTCGAGGGAACCAAACTCGGGGTTCGGCTGCCGACGTTGCTTGAGCTGTCGTACCACCAGTACTGGGCCATCCCGTTGTTATCGGTTTGGCGCTCGAACGATGGGTTGTAGACCAGATTTTCCCCGCCCAGCGTCGGCAGCGCAGCATTGATGCTGACCAGTGCCTGGCCCTGCGCGGTGAGGTCTTGCCCCTGCTGGTTGACCAGGTTACTCAGGGCCTGCACGGTCGAGACTTCGGCCTTCTTGGCCACGCTGTCGGTGAGCGAGACGATGGCAGAACTCTGAGAGCTGATCTGCTGGTCTTGTGCGGCGTTCTTACCTTCGGTCGCGGTGACCCGGCTGGTGACCTGCTGCAGGGCGGCCGAGGTCGCCTTGCCGTCCAGGCTGGTCTGCATGCCATCCAGCCGCTGACCTTCGGCCACCAGCTTGCCCTCGGCATCCGAGACGCGCAGGGTCAGGTTGTTCACCACCGTGGCGTCAGCCTTGGTCTGGGCCAGCGCCAAAGCGCTCGCGGCCGCCGCCGCCGCATCCGTAGCAGCCTTGTCCGTGACCGCCACCCAGGCGCTGCCACTCCAGCGTTTCGGCGTGTTGGCGTTGCCCGTGGTATCGATCCAGAGATTCTGGGCCAGCCGATCGGCAGCGGCCGGGGCCGCCGCCTGGATGATCACCTTGCCCTTGCCACCTGCCAGCGTGTTTGCCGCTTCAGCTGCCTGCTGCGCGGTGGTCACGTTCTGGTTGGTGGAGGTCAGGCTGGCCTGCAGGCCGTTGAGCTGTGTGGCCTGCGCGGTCGTCTTGCCGTCCAGCGTGGTCACGTCGGTTTCGACCTTGGACACACGCGCAGCGGTACCGGCCGCCGTGACGATAGCCTGGCCAACATCCGTCCAGTAGGTAGCGTTCGGCGGCGGGTTGTTCTTCGGTACCGCCTTCAACGCCTGATACAGCTTGCCGTCGGCGCCCAGTGTGCCCTGGTTAATGCTGTAGGCCTTGTCCTTGTTGTACGGCAGCGAGCCGGCCAGAACAGACACGCTGTTGATCTGTTGCTGCAGGTCTGCCTTGGCGGCATCAACCTCCTGATCAACCGCGGCAATCTGTTGCTGGAGCGCGATTTTGGCGGCTTCGACATCCTGGTCTACCGCATTGATCTGCTGCTGCAACTCATCCCGCGCCACCGTCACCGACTCGTTGACCGACTGGATTGATGAATTGACCTCGGCAATCTGCTCGTTGAGCTCGTTGCGCACCTCACCAACGCGTTCATTAACCGAGCCGGGTCCATTCATGTCGACCAGGTCGATGCGTTCGGTCAGCTCCTTGCCCAACTCGCTCTCGGTGATCCTGCCCGCAATGACTTCCAGCATCTGGGTTGGATCACTGGATGTTGCAGCGGGCACAAATAGGAAATCACTCTTCCCGTACGCATTCGCCGACCGCACGTAGTAGAAGTACTCCTTGGCGAATGCCAGTCCAGTGTGGGTGAAGGTCAACCCTTGCCCCAAGTACACGGCGTCCGCGATCGGTGCCAAAGGGTTGGTGGTATAGAAGTATTCATAGGTACCGCCATTAAGGCTGCTCTGCCGGTTGGCTGGCACCAGCGTGATGGTGTCCACCGACGCGTAGAAGGCGCAGCTCTCGGGCACCGGCGGACCACCCACGTTGACATTGATGGTCGCCTCGCCCGAACGTGTGCCAGGGCCAAAGGCAATGACGCTCATGGTGTAGACACCCGACGTCAGGCCATTGATGTTGCAGCTGGCGGCTTCACCGCCGACCTTAAGGGACTGCACGACCTCAGTGCCCTTGCGGATCGTCACGGTGTAGCTCAGCACCGTCTGCAGCGGTGGCGTCCAGCTGAGTACGCCCTGAATGACCTCGGCCACGCCGCTCGGCGCCCAGGCCAAACCGGTGACAGCGGCCAGGCCGCCGACCGGCAGGTTGATAAACCCCAGCGGGTCGTAGGGCTGGCCCACAGCATCATCAAAGATGGCTTGCTCATACGGCTTGAGGGTCACCTTGCATGCATCAGCCGCCCCCATGGTCCATTCGGTGACCATGAACTCGCCAAGAATGTTCAGCGATGGCAGATCGACTTTGACTGCGCGCCCCGGACGGCAGTTGTAACCATTGAAGTTCAGCGGCACGGAGAGGGAGCCACCCGAGCGACGGCGGCGAAGGCTGATGTTTGCAAGCCGCTGCGCCAGGTAAGCATCTGTCACATAGGCAAACGACTGCGACTCAGCGAGCTCACCACCGTCTTTGGTGATCCAGTCCTGTATCGCGACCTCCGGGTAGTCGGTCTCTGCCCAGGCTTGGGCCGGGTCAACAAAAGTCCCGCGCATGGTGTTAATGGCATCGCTGTTGCTGACCTCGGTCGTACCCTCGACGGTACCGATCACCATGTCTTCGTTCACGGTGAAGTCGGCCGGCCCGTAGTAGGCGCCAACTTGGAGTGACCACCGGCCACCTACCCTGATCAGCGTCCCGGCACATGCCGACAGCAGGTTGTCCAGGACGGTGTTTCGCTTCTCATCGGCGCCAATGACCGCGCCAGCGAAGTAGCGAGGCGAAATTTTACCATCCGGGCCAAACACGGGCTCATCACAGACGTTGGCAGAGCTGGCGAAAGAATCGAATATGATTTCGTCGTCAGGAATCGCACAACGGTTGCGCAGATACCATAGGATCAGCAGCGCGGTGTTGGCCGAATAGCCCACTGCCCCGTTGCGTGGGTCATACACGTCGCTGCGCCCGCTCACCACGAAGCGCACATCAGGAATACCGGACGGGAACTTCTCTGCGTCATATTTGAACGACAGACGCACAAACGAAAGCCCGCGGCCGATCTGCTCCTGGCGCCAGTCTGGGCATTTGCTCAGCAGGAAAGCATTTACCTGGGCCGGATTGATGATGACTTCGGAGGTGGCATTCTCGCCCAGATCGGACAGCGGCCGCTCGTCCACGTAGATTTCGTCGACGCCTGCGATGGCGCCTTCGGAGAGGACGTAGACGATATGCAGCCACTCCCCACCGGTCTGGTCACCTGGTTCTTCCTGAACCCAAGCAAGCACACCGCCCGTGCTGGCCCGGCCGAGAATGAAGCGCACCGGTGCCTTGGACGAGCGTACGGTCTGGGAGCTGGGCTCAGAGCTGCTGGCACCTGAAGTCTTAGCAGCGCCGGTTAGGCCTGCAAAGATGCCCTGTACACCACCGAACACATCCTTGAACGCGCCCACTGGGTCGTAGAGCGCCTTGATGGGCGCAGTGACCAGCTTCACGACTGATTTGATTGAGCTTCCCACTATTCAACTCTCCAGGCCAACAACGGCTCACAGTCCACGGCAGCAGCACCGGCTTCAGTGGCCGCCCAATAGCGACCACTCCACAGAACCGCCACGCACTTCCCCGACTCGTTCTCGAAACTGACGATGTCGCCGCGCTGGGCGAATCGCACATCGACCCTTTCGAAGTAAGTGTCGAGCACTGCCTCGACTGAGCCATGCGTCGAAGCAATCACGCGCTTGGCGCCAATCTCGGTGGTGTACCGCCCCCGGTATTCCTGAGCCGGATCGACACCGCAAATCGCGGCCGCGCAGTCCGCGACAAACAGGCAGCAGTCAAATTCGCCCCACAAAAAAGGCCGCTCGATGGCGGCCTGGATGGTGTCGTGTAGCCTCGTGGGCCAGTCTCGATAGCGCATGACAGTTACTCGTAGGTGAAGGACGGTGCATCTTTCTTGGCACCCCAGAAAATCGGCCATTCGGCCATCTGCGCGACGGCGTAGAAAAAGCGGTCACCATCATGGCGTGCACGGTGGTTCTCATCGGTCCAGCGCTCTGTGCCAATCCGGTTCCACTCGGCCATCCGATCAATGATGGTGACCGTGATCGAGCTGTCGCCCGTCGAGCCGCCGTAGGAAAGCTTGGCGGCGTCCATTCGGCCACTGAAGAGAATGTCGGCGGCGTAGTTCCCGGCTTCGTCGTACACAACGAACATCAAGCGGGCGGACCGGCCTCGACACCCGGCAACCGATGTCTGGGAAAGGATGTAGCTGTCCAGGCCATTCAGCCTCAGATCGATCGAGAGGGAGGAGCCTGATTCAGCGCTTTCACTGGCTGCGCCCACCTCTCCAAAAGTGCCCACGCCGTCATAGGCGTAGCCGTTGATGATCAGTTGGCCGGTACCTGTGTGCGCCCTGACCATGCCGTCCGCGAAATCCAGCTCGCAAGCGAACACCGGCGTGAAGTTGCCGGCAGCAATGATGCTCAGCACTGACGGGGAAAATGGGAAAACGGCAGCCATTAGAAGGCCTCCCGACATTCGATGGAAAGTTCGGACACCACCGGCCGGACCGACAACGTGTAGCTGTCCTCGGTGAGTCGCATGATCGAGTACGGATTTTGATACTCAACAGCAGCGCCAGCAGGCACAGCCGAGCGCAGTCGCCGATTGAGTGGCAACACGGCCGTGCCGCCAGCGGTGGCAACCACATCCTCGACCACCTCATGCATCACCCCGGCGACGGTAATGAAATCCCCCTGGCTAAATACCCGTCGACCACCCTCCAAGCCGGTCAGCGTGATAGTGGACGCCATAGCAGCCCCAGTCTGTACGACCGGTGCCCCGACGTTATCGGTACGCCGGCGTGTAAACGCGGGCAATTTGAACGTGCCGAAGCGCCCCTGCAGGCGCCCCAAGAACGCGGTCACTACCCGCTCACGATCTCGTGTCAACTGGGGTAGCGACAATGAGCACTTCCAGTAAGACCCGGGATATCCCACGATTTGCTGGCTGTTGTTCAGTGAGGAGGTAAAATCGCGGTTGTTGTAGACCATGCCCCAGCTCATCTGCGCCGGGCACACCTCGGCGGGCCATTCGATCGCCATATTCACACCTTAAATTTTCTTGCGAATGGTCTGCATGATCTGGCCATTCCGATTAACGTCCTGGAGGATCGCGGTCATGGTCTGTCGCATACCTTGCTGAACCATGGCTACCGTCTGGGCGCTCACATCGCTACCAATGTTGAAGACCTGCTGAATGTTGGCGCTGCCACCGCCATCCGCCGAGCTGGAGGCAACTTGTGGCGGTAAGTCCCAGCTATCACCAGCAGAGCGCAGATCACCCATCGGCGTGGCCTTACCTTTACGTAGGGCCTCCACTGCAGACACCCCACCAAATCGCTTGATGTCGGCTTGGCTCCAAACAACCTCACCCTTGTGAACGACACCGGCCGGCTCATTGACTCCTCCTGCACCGGTGTACCCTCCCCCCGAAAAACCTTTAATCAGTGCAAAGGCCGCCAGCAACGCAGTACCGCCGACAATCGCGGCCGCACCGAACGAACCGACAGAAGCAACCAATGCCGCAGGAAGCCAAGCCGCCATGGTGGTGCCTGCCGCCGCTACCTGGGCCGATGCGACAGTAGCGGTTGCAGTGAGCGAAGAAGCTGTAGACGCCGCGTCAGTGGCCAGCTTTGCAGTGGTTTTAGTGGCCTCGCCGGCCACGGTAGCTGTGGTTTCGGCTGTAATACCTGCCATTTTCAACGCCTGCACTACAATCCACTTCGCAGCAATGTCGGTCAGCGCGCCAAGAACAGAATTGGCCATGGTTGCCGCCAGGTTGCCAAAGGCATCCCCGACGCTCTCCGTGCCCTTGATGATTCCTTGAAGACTGTCCGATATCGACGACGTGGCATCACCTAGTATCGACTCAGTGGCTGCCCCGGCCTGCTCGCTGAAGTCGGCGGCGATATCAACGTAGTTCTGCCATGCATCCGAAACACCTGCGAGCCAGTCGCCCTGCATCTCGTCCTGTTGCTCGTAGAAGTTGCGCTGATGCTCAAGCCGAAGCTTCAGGGCCTTATCGAGTGCGCCGGTCTCTTTCTGGTAGTTCACTTCCGCATCAGGGTCTTCTGCAAGAAGCGCCTCTTTGTACTCCTTGTACATTTCTCGGCGCTGCTTGTTGTAGTCCTGCTCGATGGCGAGCAACGCCCGGAACCGCTCCCGCGACTTGTCGCCCTGGCCAGCACCAGCAAGCTCCATGTCCAGACCTTCCTTGGCAGTTCGGTTGTCCTCATCGAGGTTGACCTGCAAGGCAGCGAGCTTCTTGGCATCCTGGTCGGCCTTGAGTAGCGCTTTCTTGGCGTCCAACTCAGTCGCCAGCCCCTCAAGCCTATTACCTTGCGCCTCCGAAAGCCCCTTGAGCTTTCCTTGCTCAAGCTCAAAGGCGAGCTTGTCGACCTCAGTGGCATTCTTGCGCTTGTCGGTCGAGGTGTTGATCAGGGCAATCTGGCGCTTGTAGCCTTCCTCGGCCGTGTCGAACTGGCTTTGGAGTTTCTTGGCGGCGGTTTCAGCTGCTTTGGCGGCTTGCTGTTGCGCGGGAGTGAGGGCAGTGAACGTGCCGTCCTGACCCTTTTGCATCTTCTCCCACAGATCAGCTAGTTCTTTAATTTGGTTGGTAGCCCCAGTGGGCTTCTCATTAAACGAGTCCATGAGGTTGCCATAGCCAATGGCAAGCCCGTCCATCTTAGCCGTTGCGCCACTGAGCGTCTTACCCATGGCATCAACGTTCTTGAAGGCGTTATAGATCCTGACCGGCGGCAAGAATCGCTCGTACCACTTGGCGTCCTCTCCGCCGACCATGGCGTTATCAAGATCGGAAAGGGTCTTCAGCCCAATACTCAATAGATGGATTCCCGCCACAGTTCCCACGGCAAACTTACCTAATGCGCGAAGGCTCGCTGCCAAATCGTCAGATACCTGCTTGGCTAAAACTCCATTTATGGTCGTATCACTAAGCCTGGTAGCAAAATTAGCAAGCGTCGGTAGCATCGCGCTTGTTATCTGATTTCCAAGCCCGCTAATAGATTGCTCAACCAACCAGTTGGCGGATTTTAACTCCTGAGCTGCGCGGATCGTCTTATCATCCATGATCGCGCCAGCCGCCTCAGCGGCATCACCAAAGCGCTTGAATCCTTCTGCGTTATTCCGCAAGAGAGGCAAGAGCACAGTAGCATCGTTGGCGATAGCCTCCATGTAGAACGTCATATCTGACTGACTGACCTTCGCCTTCTCCAGGCTGGACACGTAAAGCCCTAGAGCTTGGCTTCCGCTGAGGTTACGGAACTGATCGGCAGTGACGCCCACTTTGGGGGCTATCTGATCGAAGAAGTCCTTCATCGCGCCGCCGCCGGTGTTCAGAAAATCACCGACCTTGTCATTCACATCTTTCAGGATGTCCGCGAGTTTATCTTGCTCTACACCAACGGTCTTTGCTCCAGTCGCTAACTTTTGAAAGTCGGCAGTGCTCACGTTTGCTACCGAGGCTAGCTTGGCTACCTCTGTGGCTGAATTTATAGCTGACACCGTCATTGCGGTGATTGCAGTGATTCCGGTCGCCAGTCCGGCACCAATGGCTGTACCTACGGCCTTGGCACTTTTCTCTACCTGCTTTCTCCACTTCTCCGAGCTGCGTTCGGCTTTATCCATGCCTGCGATGAATCCGCCTACACGGGCAATAACATCAAGAGTCAAAGTACCGAGAGATCTTGACGCCATTATATTCTCCAGAAATTAAAAACCCGCCATCAGGCGGGTTTTGCTTCACTTTAGTATTCGAGACTTCTCTCTATCAAACTCTTCTGAGGTTAAAGCCCCACTGCTTCGCAGCGCTGAGATTCTTTCTAGCTCTTCGTACCTGGAAACTTTGCCCGGCGCATCACTCTGGGCAAGCGGGAGTGGCTTGCTTATGAATGCCCATACCAGACAGATAACCCATACAACTCCAGTCCATCCCAAGAGTAGATTCAACATGAAAATCGCAGTGTAATTCTCATGATGCCGATGAAAGGCAATCATCATGGGGATAAAGTACAAAACAAACGATACAGCCAGAATCAAGATGTAAGTGCCGGTAATAAATTCCATGGCCAGTCCCTTGGGAGAAAGCTGCCAATCTACCACCCTGCCGCCGAATAACGAAAAAAGCTACGTCCAGGAAGCTATCGCTTCCTGCAGAGAAATCGACCTGTCATCCTGGTCATGCGGCGTGAAGTCCTGGATTGTGTAGGGCTCTGGCCGCGTTTTCGGATCTCGCGTCCGGTTGGCCAACATCGTGGCCACCATGGCTACCGAGCGCTCAACCCGCATACCAAGATGCAGAGAGCCGCGGCGTTGCCTGAACTTCACCCAAGACCTGAATTCGCGGAGGCTCAGGTTTTCTTGCGCCTGCGCGATGGTGCAGCCGCCGATGCCGCAGAGGACGAGTTCGTGCCAGATTTCATCAAGCTCGTCGAGTTCGGCGTCTTTCCCAGATCGTTCACCTCATGGATCGCGCAAAGCAGTGCGACCGTTAAGGCGCCGTCGAGAGAGCCGAGGCGCTTGGTGCTTTCCGGGTCCGCTTCCAGCTCGACCGGATCAAGTGGGCCATGAGTGATGTCCATCGGGCTGCTGAACACGGGGTTCCCATGTTCATCGCAGATCGATGCGGCGATCTTTCCGGCAATGCTGTCCGTCTTGCCGCCGAACGCGAGTACATCACTGACCGCAGTCTGGTAACCCAGCGGGCGCACGAACACTGTAGCGGTGAGGTCAGTATCGTTCTGACGCCACTTGATCTCCTTTTCAACTGGGCGCCCAGTGAACGAACCGGCGCCCTTGAGCGCTTCAAGTGTCAGTTTCATGGATTCTCCTTGACTACCCAGTTGAGTTTGCCCGAACGCTGAATGGTGGCAGCGGTGCTCACCGAGGCGTTGCTGGCGAAGTCGAACGGGAAGTCCGCGACGTAGCCGGCGAACAAGCACCAAGTGCGAGTTTTCGGCAGTACGAAGTCATCCCCGTCAGCATCGGCGGTGGGCGCAATTCCCTTGCCGTCAGACCAACCGAGAGCCCACAGGATATCCTCGTCGCTATCGTCCTGGGACAGCTGGAACATGCGCACATGGCTGGCATTGCGCGGGTCAGCCAGGATGGTGGCAGTGGCCTGGCCAGGCGTACGCAGGCCCTTTTTGTACTTGCGATCGGTGTCGGACAGGCAGGTGTCATCGATCTGGTCGGCAGGGGCGCCGCCGGGGTTGAAGGCTGTGAGGCACTCCACTTCCATCACGGTCTTGGGGCCAGATCCGCCATTGGCAGGCGGCAGCAGCGCGTAGAGCTGGGCGCCCTGAGCGTTCATCGACATGGTTTTTCTCCAGTCAGGAATGAAAAAGCCCGCACTGGGCGGGCATCGGGTCTATCTAAATTTCAACGGGAAACCCACCAGTCAACGTCGAAACTGGCGCGGTAACTGGTCGTCTCGGTATCGCGCCCCTCGGCGCCCCAGCGGGTGATGTAGGCCTCCAGCTCAATGGCGTCACGGATCGAGTCACGGACCTTTCGCGCGATGTCACCGGTGGTCGCGTACACGTCGACCTGCAGCGTGACGCTGTCGGCATCCGGGCGGCCCGCCAGGTAGTTCTCAGGGTTGCCGCTGACGATCTGCCAGACGGCATAGGGCTTCGTCACACCCTGTGGCGCCTCACCAAACGAATAGAGCCGCATATCAGTGCCGGTGCCGAGCAGTGCCGTGACGGCAGAGCTCTGCAAGCAGGCCTGCGCAATCGGTGGTGTCATCGGGAAGCTGCCTTCTTCGCTGCGCGCTTGATAGCGCGGTCAATGGATTTTTCGTACTCGGTTACGAAGGTGTTGGTCACCTCGCTGATGCTGTTGGCCAGAGCCGGACGCATGAACGGGGCAGCGGCCATCTTCTCGGTACCGAACTCGAACAGGCGCCAGTGCGGCGTCGGGGCGTTCTGGCTGAGATCACCGCCATCCTTGAGCACGGCGCCGTGTAGCACACCTATCCGGAAGCCGAGGTCACCGGTCTGCTTAAAGAGGCGGCCATTCCAGCGCAACGCGATGTTGTCCGATATCGACCGGCCGGTCGCCTTGTCGTCAATCCGCTCGGCTCCCTCCTTGGCCTTTTGCACCACCACCTGGGCCGCCTTGCGTAGCGCAGCCCGGCCACCCTTGCGCCGAACGTCGTAGCTGACCGACTCCAGCTTCCCCAGCAGGGTATCCAAGCCGGTGATGCTGAACTCGACACCATCAGCCATCCTTCACCCCCTTATCGACCAAGATCGTCAGGTAGTCGAGACCAGACTTAGCGTCGGCTAGTGGCGGGCCAACGATGCTATACACCTCACCCCGGTAAAGGATGCGCATGGTGGGTAGGACGCCAGGCCGGTATCGGATAACCATCCGACTCGTGGCCTGTGCCTGGCCGGCCTGGGCGGCAACGAAGTCCCTGGCCGACAGGTCTTCGACTCTGGCTGGGCACTTCTCCCAGCGAGCGACCCATTCTGGCTCCCCAAACTCCAGGGTCACTGGGTCACGCACCGCTTTCAGCTCCTGAATGTCGATGCGGTGCCGGAGCTTGCCGGCCTGCATCACACACCCATCCGGATGCGGTACGGCATCAGCAGGTGCTGGGACGCGAGTGGCAGTTCTGTGGCGGTGGTCCCTGTGACCACCTCCTCGCGGTTGGCGAACAGGTGGCCCAGCTTGAGCAGGCAGGCTGCTTGAATCGCCGGGTTGAGCACCATGCCGTAGGCGATGGCGTCTGCCTGGTCGTATGCGTCGGCCAGCGCCTGGCGGGCGTGTTCGAGCAGGCGACAGCGCAGGGTGTGATCCTGCTCGGCCTCGGCGGCGGCGACCGCCTCAGCATTCGCCTCCTTGGCTTGCCGCATGGCCGCCTGAACGCCGGCGCGAGCTTCATCGAGCGCCACCTGGTCTAGGTAGAAGCGGCGGTTGAGGAACCCCATCGCCGCATCTTCCGCTGCACCAAGCTGCGCCTCGACCAGCACCTGATCTTCCGGCTCGGCCAGCAGGTGATGCATGGCCAGATCGATGGCGATCACGGGCATGGGTTACTCCTCGGCCTGCGCCGGCTCACCACCGGCGATCAGTCGCTCAGCTTCCGCATTGGCTTCTTCCTGGTTACCGGAGAACTCGCCAACCTGGTTGCCTTCAGCGTCCACCACGATGTACTTGCCAGCGCCCTTGTGCTTAGCCTTGAAGGCGGCGACTGGCGGAGAAATCGGCAAGGCTACCGCCCCCAGGCTGCTGGTGGTCAGCACGCCCGCGCCAGCTGCATCTTCCTGCGAAATGGTCACCACCACCTCGCTTTCCGAGTCGTCCAGCTCTGCATAGCCCTTCTGGATCAACTGGCGTCCGTGCTGCTCGATGGTTTCGAAGGCCGTGCCCTCCACCAGTGTTTGGCCACCCAGGTACAGAGGTTTCAGGGTTTTGAGCTTCATGAATGCCTCCAGGGGCCGCATCTTGTGCGGCCCTCACATTGGGTTACGGAGTGACCGGGGCGGCGAATTCACCGAAGATGAACGCTTCCGGACGCTTGACCGCCAGCGCAGCGCGCTCTTCACAGCGGATCGAGATCAGGTTCTTCTCGAAGTCGTCGGCGTTTTCGGTCGAGATCACCACGTTGGCGTCTTCACGATCGAACAGCTGAGCGCCAGTTTGGAATGCACCGGTCAGGAACTTGCCCAGGAAAGCAGCGACCTCGGTGGCCACCACCGGCAGCCCCCACAGCACAGGACCAGCCAGGCCCAGCGGGTTGGCGAGGATGTAGCGACCCAGCGTGTCCTTGGTCAGCTCGATCTTGGCCCAGTCCATGAAGTGCAGGACATGACCGGAAGCCGGCAAGCGCGCCAGCTGGGCCTGCAACATCGCCAGGCGGAGATCATCGATGCCCGACCGTTTCTCCACTTCGAATGCCGGGACGTATTTCGAGGCCTGAGGGACGATGCCGTGCAGGTGAACGCCAGTGCCGTCACCAAACAGGATCTCCTGCTCCTCGACGTACTTGAGGCCGTATCGCATTTCGACATCGATGGTCGAACCCAACTGGGCGAAATCGTCCAAGATCTGTTTGGAGGCCTTGAACATGTGGGCGATGGTCGAAACTGCAGTGAGTTTCGACGCGAATTCGATGTTGGAGTAGGGCTTGGCGGTGCCCTCGGCCACGACTTTGGCGGCGTTGGTGAAGCCGGTCTGCTGTACCCAGAAGATCGCCGGGGCAGTGGTTCGGCCCGGGGCGATCAGGTCACGGATGAACAGCCGCTGCTTCGGCGCGGTGTCGATACCGGGCAGGCGCTGAGGCTCGACGATGCCGGCCGGAACATCACTGGACAGCAGGGCTGCACTGACTGGAATGTTGACGCGCTTGCCACCCTCGATGCTGGCGGCGAACTGTTTCAGCGCTTCGCTTTTGATCACGACGCCGCCCAGGCTGTCCTGGGCTTGCGGGGCACCTGCGGAAGGCAGACGCGCGAACTCCTGTTCGAGTTCGCCAAGCTGGGCTTTCAGCTGCTTCTCGGCCTCGGTCAGGCTGTTGAACTTGGTCGCCAGTTCGTCGACTGCGTTTTTGGTTTGTTCGGACAGGCCGCCGGCCTTCTTGGCCTCGGCCAAGGCGTTTTCGGCCTGCTTGCTGAAATCGCTGGTTGCCTGCTTGAGCTCGGCGGATACCTGCTTCAGCAGGTCAGCGGTGTTATCTGCCATGGGATTTTCTCCGGTTACTTGAGGGCTGCTGCCGAGAACCGCGACATGGCGGCCTGTAGATCGGCAAAGTGGTTGGCCAGATCGGCCGGGGTTTCGGCAGCGCTGCGCGTACCGGAGGGGGCAGCGCCAGGCGTACCCCCTTTGAGTTCTTGAATCAGGGATCGGCGCTCGGAGCGGGGCATGCCCTGCTTCGCCAGAATCGCGTCCAGTCGGCGAGCTGCGATCTGGTGCGGCGCCTTGGCCTGTGGGTCTTCCTGCGCGGCGTCCGATGGGAGAAGGCCGTCAGCGAAGCCCGCTTCTACGGCCCCGCTCCCGCCCATCCACGTCTCGACATCCATGAGGGCGCGCATTGCGGCGACCTCATCGCCGGTTCTGACCGAGTAAATGTCGGCCAAGGTGCCGTCGATCTGGTCGAGGAAGTCAGCGACTTCGGTGAAGTCGTTTCGGTCGCCTGCGGCAATGGTCCACGCGTTGTGGATCATCATGAAGCCGGCGCGGGCGATCTGGATTTCATCGCCAGCCATGGCAATGAACGAGGCAGCCGAGGCAGCCAGGCCAAGCACTTGGACGGTCACCTTGCCCTTGTGCTCGCGCAGCAGGTTGTAGATCGCCAAGCCTTCGAAAACATCACCGCCAGGGCTGTTGATCTTCACGGTGATGTCTTTGTCGCCGATACTGCGAAGCGCGGCGCTCACGCGCTTGGCGGTGACGCCCTCGCCCGTCCACCAATCCATGCCGATCGGGTCGTACATGGTTATCGTGGTGGAGTCGTCACCGGCTGCCGCCTTGATTGCGGGATTCCAGCGCTCCATCGCCTTTGGCAGTAGATCGGATTCGACGCGCGCGTGTGGCCGCACCGCCGGCGCTGCCGGTAGTGTCTTGAGAGTCATGGGTTACTCCAGGTCAGGCCGCTTTGAGCAGCGGCATCGATATCAGCGCGTGGGCCATCATTGGGCCGTCCGGGTTTCCGGCTTCCAGAGCCTGGGACGCCAGCTCTACCGCCTTGTTGATGGCATCCCGGTCATCGTTGTTGCGCGCCGAGACCAGTCGAAGCATGAATGCCGAGGCCGCCGGCGATACGCCTGCGCTGGGCTTCCCGAGTTGATCCAGAGGCACCAACGCAGACTGGACCGTGTAGGTGTCACCGCCCGGGATTGGCGGCAGGTTCTCAAGCCGCCGCACCTCGTTGCGAGACATCCAGCCATTTTGCAGAGCCGTGTTGTACCAGGCCCCGCGGCCGGCGCTGTCCGCGCGCAGCAGACCTTCCACCGCGAACTCGGCGAAGTAGTCGTCGGCATCGGCGTCGCCGATCAGGCAACGAGTGATTTCCTGCTCGATGTTGACCAGTAGCGGCCGCAGGCTGTTGGTGAGGAAGTGAAGGTTTTGCGCCTCAACCGAAGCAGCCCAGCTGGACTGCTTGTCCATGTGACCGACCATGAAGGGCGGCACACGGAACCAACGGCACATTTCCTCGATCCCGAAAGACCTGGACTCCAGCATCTGGGCGGCCTCAGGGTTCATCGTGATGCCCTGGTACTTGAAGCCTGCCTCCGCCACCATGATCTTGCCGGCGTTCTTCGACCCCATGAACGCCTGCATGCTGGCCCGAAGCTGCTCGCGCTGCTGCGGTGTGATCTTGGCGTCGCTGCTCAGGATGCCGGACGCCTGCATGCCCTGTGCGAACACCTTCGCCGCGGCCTCCTCGATCGCCATCGCCGAGCCGAAGATCTCGCGCCCGGTGGTTACCGGAAGCATCCCGCACACCCCGTCCAGGCCAAAGCCGCGGATGTGCATCAGGTTCTTCTCGGGAATGTCGCGATCCACGCCATTCTCGTTGTAGGTGTACTTTAGGCGCCCGTTGTCCTGCCGCTTCACCCTCATGGACTGGGGCAGAAGCGGCACCAGGGCGATGATCCGGCTGCCGATCATCTTCTTCTCGACGAACGCATTGCCTCGAAGGCAGATGCTCGCCACCACCAGCAGCATGAAGCGCTGCGGGGTCATCTCGGCGTTCGGGATGCGGCAAAGCACGCGGAACAGCGGATGGTCTTTGGCGACCTCGCGTGATCCGTCGGGAAGGCGCCGAAAAAGCTTGAGCGGCAGCGTAGAGACGGACTCGGACAGCAGCCTTACGCATGCCCATACCGTGGACAACTGCATGGCCTTGTCTACCGATACGTGCTTTCCAGATGCAGAGCTGCCGAACCATTCTTGCCAAAATGCGCCGTCCTTCAGGCCTATCGGCACCCCGAGCCAGTTTTGCAGCGCAGCCTTCACCCGGCCCGGTTTCTTGTCGGCCATCAGATTCCTACCATGATCGGGTTGTCAAAGAAGCCCTGGAGATCACCAGAGCCTTCCGGGTTCAGCGCCATCAGCGAAACAGCATCGAATGTCGACATCAGCGGATCGATCTTTGCCGAGCCGCTGGCCTGCTTGGTAATCGTGATGGCATTGCCTTGCGGAACGACACGGGCATTACCGACACACCAGTTCATCAGCGCGCTGCCGCAGTGGACCAGTTCGCCCCCAGCCACTTTGCGCTCGGTCGTCTTGATCGCGCCGTTGAGCTTCCAGCCCTGCGAGATGGCCACGATCTGTTCCATGGTGATCCCGCGCTCTCGGGTGGTGAGCTCGTCGACGATGTCGCCGATACCGGCCGAGTCCACACCGATTGCCAGCTTCTCCGGCAGCAGGCCGCGATCCCTGATATCACAGATGATGTCGGCTACCTGCTGGACATCATCACCTGGTCGATCAACGACGGTCAGATCGCCCGCCTTCTCGAAATCCCTCAGCACACTGGCGATATCCATACGCCGCTCGAACACAATGTTGTGCGCCCAGGCGTGAGCCCAATGGAGCCATCGGCGAGTCAAGGGCTCGCGGCCCAGCACTGTCAGGCCGAGCAAGTCGTCAAGACCACCACCGTCGATACCAACCGTAACCACTTCGGAGCGCTGCAGCAGGCTCTCCAGGGTCATGACAGCCTCAGCAGCCGATTCCCAGTGGTCAGCGCCTGCCCAACGGTCTGACCGCAGGTCCAGGCCGATCTCGACGTTGAGGTGCTTCGCTAAGAAGCCGCGTATGGCCCCCTCGCCCTCTGCCTGCGCCTCCTGATACTTCTGCTCGATCACTTCCTGATCGACAGAAAGACCCCAGTTGGGATTGGTCACATGGGCGTTTGCCAGGTCGCGGTGCTCGTTCCGCTCAATCATCTCTTTCGGGAACTCGTAGATCACGGGCAGGAAGCGCCGGTCCTCGATCTCCCCGTCACGCACTTTGCGCGCATAGTCCAGCTTGGCCTTGAAGGCGCCGGCCGGCGGCTCGTCGGACTGAGTGGTGCAGTAGAAAACAAACCCCTCTGGGCGTGACGCCAGGCCGCCGGTGGCCTCGACCAACATCTTCGCCGACTTGGCCTGCTTGCCGAACTCCCAGAGTTCGTCAATGAACACACCAGTCGCTTTCTTGCCAGTGACAGTGGCCGAGTCGGCCGCCACCACCTTCAGGTTTGCCTTGTTCAGGTTGTCGGTGACGATCCGGTTGTATTCCTGCACGTGGAACCTGGCCTGCAGGTCCTCGTCCGCATCGATCATGTCCCGGATCGGCTTGAACGCGTTGTCAGCCGCTTCCTTCGTCGGCGCCAGGATCAGGAACTCGCCAGAGGGCCGGGTGTTCAAGATCAGGGCCGTGAGCATGATGCCCGCGGCGATCGTCGACTTGCCGTTCTTCTTGCTCACCATCAGGAAGTAGTTGGTGATCAGCCTGCGGCCGGCGTCGGCGTCATAAGCGCCGAAGAGCGCGGCCACAACATCAAGCACCCAGCTGCGACAGGTATCCCCCATCAGGGGGCTACCGTCGGCATCAACCATTCGAAGGTTGCAAAACACGTCGAGAGCATCTTCTGCCTGCTCGGGGAAGATGGGCTCCACCGGCACGAGTGCCTGGCCACGAACGATCCTGCTCTCCCAGTCGGGGCACGCGGTAGTCCATTTCTTCATTTGACGGCCTTCAAGTGGCGTTCGCGCAGCCCGAAGCGGTTGCCGCTGGCCCCCACCTTCGCCGCTTCTTCGAGCTTCTGTTCCTTTTTGCCCATGCCGGACTTCTTGCCGTGAAAGTACGGGAGCGCCGACTGGGCGGCGTTGCGCCGATCAAAGATCTTGGCCTGGGGATCGTTCATCAGCGCCAGTAACCAAACGAGCGGATCGTCGGTGTTGGGCAGGTCGACCAGGTCGCCCGACTCGTCACCCGGCGGGCCGTACTCGGCGGCCTCGCGCTCTGGCGCCGGCTTAACATTTCGGGGCGCCTTTAACTTTTCCAGAGCGGCAACAACGTCAGGGTCTTTGGCGAGCCGAGAACCTGCCGCCGAAGCGCTGCCCGCCGCGTAACCTGCGGCTTCCGCCGCTTCGCGATTCGAGGCACCAGCAGCCTTAGACTCGACAAAACGGCGCTTTTTCGATGTTAACGCCATTAACAAAAACCTCTGAAACAGGAAAAAATTTCACGCGTGCGGGGGCAGGTGGTCTGGAAGCGAAAAGCCATGAACTCTCCACCCACCCCTCCCCTAGAATCGGGGAAGTGACGTGCTACAACCAGATGAAGCACGCCATTGACGTGCATCAACCGATCTGGCCGGCGGCCTCCTCGGCTGCCTTCACCACATCGTGACAATGCCGGCACAGGGTCTGCCAGTTGCTTCGGCTCCAGAACAGCTTCATGTCGCCCCTGTGCGGGACGATGTGGTCGACGACAGTACCTGCGGTCACCCGCCCCTCACGCTGGCAGTACACGCACAGCGGGTTGGCCTGGAGCCATTCGGCCCGCGCCACTTGCCACTTGTACCCATAGCCACGCTGTGCAGCTGTACCCTTCGCCGTTCGCCATGACTCCGGGTTGACCGTCGCCAGCCTTGATGGCTGCGCCTGCATCGGTGGCTTGAGGGACGTGAGCCTGGCCATCAGCGGCCACCGTGAACGGGCGTGCCATCCAGGTAGGCCAATGGCACGGCGTCAGGATCTACATCGTCACCGTCAGCCAGCGCTTCGATCAGCGCCAGGTTCTGGGTCGCGATCTGTTCGAGCAGGCTTGTCTGCTTCTGCTGCTGGTCCAGGATCTGCTGGAGTAAAGAGATTGCTTGCTCGTTCACGGGCCACCTTCATCCACTTGTTGATCCATTCGCGCCGGGCGGCGCATCCACTACAGGCCATTGCTCACCTCCTGTACCAGGTCAGCTGGTAGCACCGCGCATCGGCGGGTATCTCGGCGATGGGCCAGCGCAAGCAGCCCATGTACTTTCGCTCTGGCCGGGTGCGGCTCACACGCAGCGTCTGCACCAAATAGGCAGATCCGGCAGCAGTGGTTATGAAATCACTGACTGCAATGCCGTCGGCACCGTCGACATACAGCCTGCATGGTGTATAGGGTTGCTTGGCCATGTTCGATAAGCTCTCTCGCGCAATGAAATCGGCGCATCCGCGGGGACGTCGGAACGACCTTCCGCCCGGATGGTCGTAGCGGAAAGATCTGGAGAAACCGTGATGAAAGAAATCGAAGAGCTTATAGACAGGTGCGTTTTGTTAACCGAGAAGCTTGAAGGCCTACTGGAGGAGCATCCCGTGGCGTCCGGATCAGTTGTTTATCAAACTGCCGTTCGTGTCCTCACCATGCAGGTTAATCAGCTTCAGCAAGATGTAATTACCAAGGCAGCGCGCGGAGTCATCCACGAAAGGGATCAGCTTCAACCGGTCTTCGGTCGAGTGCTTCACTAATCTGGCGGAACGCATGATCAGCGTGCTCGCGCCACGAAACGGCGCATGTCTGATTTGTGGCGCGGCTACTGCGATACCCGGTTCAGCGCCTCATCAGCCTTGTCGGCTGCCTGGGTCGCAGTAGTGGCTGCCTTCGACGCCTTGGTCGCGGCGCTCTCGGCCTTTCTGGTCAGCTCGTCCAGACGCTTGTCACATTCAGCCATTGCGGCGTCGTAGGCCTTCCGGATCTCGTCGACCTGGTGCGACTGAGTGCTGGCCATCGACCAATAAGCAGACTGCCAACCCAGAACTGCACCGCCTGCAATGAGCACCACAGCGATGACCCACACCTCTGCCCGTCGCCACCAGCGTCGAGCGATGAATTCCAAAGCGCATTTGTCCATCAGGCTGTACCTCCAAGCTGTGCACGCAGCCTGGAGATCTCTGCGCTCTGCGTGGTCACCTTCTCAGTGAGCTGGCCCACCTGACACGTGAGCGCTTCAATCTTTCCTTCCATCCGTCCAACTGCTGCTGCCAACTCGTTGCGCTCCTTGGCGAACTGATCGGCGCGGGCCTCGGCCAGCTTTCGGGCCTCTCGCTCGGAATCGAGCAGTTCATTAAGCCGGCGGACAGTGCCGATATCGGCATTGTCCATAGCGCGATCAGCAGCGTCCTTGGACAGGAAGCGGCGCACCCATAGCAATGCGCCCGTGACAACGATGCCACTACCGCCCAGCCAGGTGGCTGTGCCTGGGCCCAGGTCGGTCGGGTCCATTTGCTTGCTCCGTACGTGAGAATTGTGCTCCGGCGTTAAACCGGCCGGATGCTTGCCCCCGGAATCCCTAGGGGTTAAAAGGAATGTTGGCCGATCTGGCTTCGCTAGAAGGAACTAGTAAATGCCCGTCAGTAACATCTATGTGGTCGCTTATCACCTCCATGGAGAAGCTCGCGAATTCATCGTCCGCGCCGAGAGGATGGATAACGCTGAGGCCTGGCACTGGGCTGCCTGCGAAGCCGGCGTTGGAGTCATCCCTAAGTTCACTGCTTCGGATATCAGAAAAGTCTCTCGGCCTGCTGCTGAGCGCTTCGGCATAACTGACGTCCAATGGCGGAGGTCCGGCAACCTATGAAATACCGCATCGACTACAACCTCAAAGGCCATACCAGATTCTGGATATGCGATTGGTCTAGCACGCCGAACGAAGACAATGTGCTGACCGCTCTCCTCCGTCTGCATGCCCCCGCTGACCCCTTGTCTGAGGCGCGCGCGCCGTGCCGCTTATCACATGATGATCTCCGCATTGCGGTCGCAGATTTGGGTATCTCGGATGTACGCATTGAGGGGGATGATTAGCTATGCCGGGGCACCCAGGCCGACGCTGGCAAGTACGCCGGTCACTGCGAGGGCGCCGGTACTTGGCTCGGCCATAGGTGGTGCTCCAGAAACAAAATGACCCGTCGAACTGGCGAGCCCTTGGATACGTGAAAAGATGGCCCCGTGCTATCGTCGAGTTTCCACACAAGACGTTTCACGGAGCGAAAAACGATGAAGGTAACCCTCAAGTGCGCCAAGTGCGGCAGTGACAAGTTCGAGGTTCCGGCTAGGCCGAACAACAACTCGAAGGTCACCTGCGGCAAGTGCGGCGCTGTCGAGACTTACGGAAAGCTCATGAAGGCTGTGGGTGACAAGGTCACGAAAGACCTGGAGCGGCAGCTCGGGAAACTGTTCAAGTGACTTGAGCGTTTCGCCCAGAGGGCGCAGGAAGTCAGCGGCGCCCTCAACCTCAACGTCGAGCTGTAGCTTTTCCATACAGCCTCCAGATACGAAAAAGCCCCGGCAGATACCGAGGCTTGGAATGGGTGCGGAGGGCCGGTGCTTACCCGGCTTGGTGGCCTGGATCGCTGGGTCACATACCCCAGACTCTCATCGCGTAGCCGATCAGGGAGCGCACGGCTTTGATCGAGGCCACTACCGACTTAGCCCAGCTGCCTGAGCGTGTCATCCGCATAAAAAAGCCCGCACAGGGCGGGCAAAGAGGGATCGTGCTTTTTTAAATCTGGTGGCTGTAGAACAGCGAGTACGACTCGATACCGTCGTTGGGCTGCTTAATGCCAGCGTTGGAGTAGTGAATCGCTCGGATGCCAACCTTCTGCGTCTCGCCGATCTTCAAGCCCGCACCGATGCGGTCTTCGAAGTTGAAGGCCGAACCAAAGTCCTGGTCACCTGCGGAGGTACCAGAGAAGACCGCCAGGCCGATGCCAGCCTCAACGAATGGCTTCACGTTACCGTTGCCGAACTCGTAAACGAAAACTGGCGCAAAGGACAGCGAGTGAGCCCCACCTGAAGCATCGCCTGCTTCCCAGTAGGTGTAGCCAGCATCCCAATAACCGGTGAGACGGCCAGTACTGGATTCAAACCAGCTTTTGTCCCAGTTAAAGCCAATGCCGACGCGCGCTGTAAGACCACCTTGGCCTGTCGCGCCAAGCGCTCCGGATAACTCAGCCGCCCCGGCGGACGCAGCGAAAAGGGAAAGCGCCACAACGGCGAGAACGTTTTTCATACTCACGGTCTTCCATATTATTGAGTAGCAACCTATCAGAATCATAGCGCTATCAAATCGTTCCCTCATACAAGAAAAATGCTTTTTCTGGAGGGCTACCTGAATCGAAGCCCCTCAAAAACACAAAACCCCGACACGATGGCCGGGGTTTCCCTGTGTCGCGTTGCTTGCAAGCTGGACACGCTGCTATGAAAACAGGTGTTTATCCGGCATGAAAGAACTTTTTAAGCCGCCTCGCTGATTCCGTGCAGGTAGCCATCGATGAAGCCGACCCCACCCTTGACGATCTCCCTCGCTGACCGTTCTGACATTCCCGCTGATTCGCCAAGTCGCACCATGGTCCACTTCGAACCGAAGTAGAGCCAGACGAAGTCACCCATTTGCTGGTTGCGCTTTGTCAGCTTGGCCACTGCTGAGTCAATCGCCAGCGCATCGTCGTCGGTGAGGCTGTACTTGCATCCGCCCGCCGCCTCTGCCGCCGTGATCGACGGCGATACGTAACGGGGCACACCCATCCCATCCATCCGCCAGCTGCCCCATTGCTCGAGCAGCCATTCGGTATCGCCCAGCGGCTTGTCCACGTAGGTTCTTTTCTTCACGCTGCTTTCCTCGGATCTGGATCACTCAAACCAAACAGGTCGCGCAGCAACCGATCGGCAGGTTTGTTCTTGGCGTTGCCTTCGATCAGCCAGCGCTGGCCGAAGTCGTGGAAGCCGATCTGCGCACGATTGCCGTGCCAACTGGCGACCATGTCCAGCAGGTAGGCCAGTGCGGTTGGTCCGCCCACTTTCACCTCGGCCAGTTCTGCGCCGGCAATTTTCAGGAAGCGGCGCTCCAAGTCGCTCATGCTCTTGCTCGGCAGTGCCGCAGTTACGTTGCTCATCGAGCGACTCCTTGGGCCACACGGGCCTCGGCAATTCGCACATAGCCCAAGAACTGGTCGGCGGGCAGCGACTCCTTGATCACATCGAGGATGACCCGGTCCATGTTCTGCTGGGCGTGCGCCTTGGCCTCCTTGCGCAACTGGCCGCATCGGTACAGCAGGCGGGTGCGGTCATGGTTGATGTGCTTGAGCGCAGCCTTTGCTCGGTTGTACCAGCTGCGGTCGTATGGACGCCCCTGAACAGCGCCCTCTTGCGCCTGGCTCAGCGCCAGCTCCAGCCGAATTGCGTCACTCACCAGCTGCTCGTGCAGGGCTTCGCAGGCCTCAAGGGTTTCCGGCAGCTCGCGGGGCCCCACAAGCCGTGGATGCGCTTCTGCGAGTTTCGGGGCATTGCCAGTGGCAACAGGCTGGTCGGCGCCGGCTCGCTTGGTCACAGTCACCGAGACAACCGGGTTTGCAGGATTGCGGGCTGGCGGCTTGTGGCCTGGCCACAGATCAGAAAGTTTCATGGTGCTTGCTCCCCTTACGGTGTTTGGAGAAATTCACGACGCGGCCCATCTCGACCTCGTCGTCAGGCGGGAGGCGGTTGCCGGCGAAGTTGACGAAGCGGGCGTACTGCCCTTGGCGCTGGACTAGGCACGAGCCCTGCGGGGCCTGGCGCCCCTTGTCGAGGATCAGCTCGGTGACACCCTGCTCACCCGCTTCCGACTCTGGGTCGTGGTGGACCAGGATCACGGCGTCGGCGTCCTGTTCGATCTGGCCGGAGTCGCGCAGGTCGCTGGCTTGTGGCTTCTTGCCGGGGCGGCTCGCCGGGTTTCGGTTGAGCTGCGCCAGCACCAGCACCGGAACGCTCAGTTCCTTGGCCAAGTTCTTCAGGGCAATGGATATCTTGGCCACAGCGTCGGTACGGCTCTGGTTCTTGCCTTCGGTGCCCACCAGGCCCAGGTAGTCGATCATCAGGATGTCGAGGCCCTGCTCGCGTTGAAGCCGCCTGGCATCTGACCGGATAGCGCTCATGGTCAAGCCGGGCGTGTCGTTCAGGTACAGCTGAGCAGACTCGATCTTGCTGCCGGCCGTCCCAATGCGCTGCCATTCGTCCTCATCCAGGCTCTTGACCTCCTCCATCCGGCGCAGGTCAATACCGCCCTGAGAGGCGATGGTGCGGACGGTCAACTCCTTCTCGTCCATCTCCAAGCTGAAGATCAGGCCCACACCAGCACCACGGATTGCGATGTGGTTGACGATCTGAAGGCCCAGCATGGTCTTGCCGCTGCCAGGGCGACCGGCGATCACCACCATGCTCTTGGGGCGAAGGAAGCCGATCAGCTTGTCCAGGTCGACCAGGCCGGTCGAGAGCTTCGGTGGAGCGCGGTCATCCAGCACTTCCTGCATACCGTCGAATACCTTGGGCAGCACCTCGGCCATTCGCTTGTACCCGGCCTTGCCAGAACTCTGTAGATCGCGCAGGTCGGCCATGGACTGCTGGGCTTGCGCGATGATCTCGTCTGGCACCAAGCCGCTTGCCACCGACGCCTCTGCCGAATGGCCAATGCCGATCACCTGACGGATCACCGCCCACTGCTTGACCTGCTTTGCATAGGTCATGACGTTGGCCACCGAGGGCACGTCGCGACTCAGCTCTGCCGCATAGGCCAGCGTGCTCTTGCCGCTCGGGAGAACACGCTGCACGTCACCCACCGTTACCGCATCCACCGGTATGCCGCGCTCACGGCAGTCCCGGATCACGTCGAACAGCGCCGCATGGTCGTCGTACAGGAAGTCGCCACTGGCCATCTGGCCAACGATGTCGTCCGCCAGGGCGTGGTTGCCATCCAGCGAGGCGATCATGATGGCGCCCAGGACGCCCTGCTCGGCCTCGGGGTAACCCATCACCAGTTCGCGACTCATGCTTCACCCCGCGCAGACGACCAGGTGAACAGAACTGCAGGCCCGCCAGCATCAGTCAGTCGGTCGACAGCACGGTCTCCCAGGCACTTGCGCAGGCCGGCTAGGCCCAGGTTGGAGATCACGATGGTCGGCATCAGCTGCCGGTACCGGGAATCTATCACCTCGAACAGCACCTGGCGCTCGAAGTCGCTGCCATGCTGAACGCCTACCTCGTCGATCACCAGCAGATCCGGCTTCAACAGGGAGGCGTACACGTCGCGCTCGGTCTGCTCGGACTTCTTGTCGAAGGTCATCTTGATGTCGCGGATGATCTCCATTGCCATGGTGTAGCGTGCCGACGCTCCGTAGCTGCGGATCACCTGCTGGGCAATGGCGCAGCACAGGTGCGTCTTCCCGGTGCCCACGCTGCCCAACAGCAGCATTGAGCGACCCAGCTCCCAATTGCGCTCGAACCCGTGCACGTAGTCTCGGCACTCAGTCAGCGCCACGGCCTGCCCTTCGGTCTCGGCGCGGTAGGTGTCCAGGGTGGCACCGCGGAAGCGTAGTGGGATTTCAGCGGCCATCAGGCTGACATTCATCGCCCAGTCGCGCCGCAAAGCTTGCGCCGGCTTGCGGATCGCCTCGTCAGCCGAGTGCAGTGCGTCGAACTGGCAGCGAGTGCAGCCCTGCCAGAAGTGGTCGCCCAAGAACGACTCGATCAGTTCATCAGTGAAATCGCCATGCACGCGGCACTGGCCAGGTTTGAATTCCAGAGTTTTCGGAGTGGTCATGATCTTGCTACCCGGTAAGTCCCGTCAGGCTGGCGAACCAGCCCCTCGGTGTGATCAATCTTGTCGAGGTCGGTGTGGTGCGATTGGCCTGCGCCCCTGGTGCCGGATGCCCACGCTTCCTTTTTCAGCCGGTCGACAATCCAAGAGGTCTTGAATCCCTGCCAGGCAGCGGTCATTGCCTCGGCCAGGGCTTTGTCGGGGCTGATCCCCGCAGCCCGGCAACCCTCAAGTTCGGTTAGAACGTTGTTCCAGATCGTCAGATTCAGAGGCCCTTTCTTCTTCCGGAACTGGAAGTAATCACGGGCGGTTTGCTCACTCAGATCGGGCGGTGCCAACTCAAGCATTTGCTCGACCGTGAAACCATCACTTCCCCTCTTACGGTTCTTTGATGGTTCACCTTTGGGTTCTATTACGGTTCTGGGGGCATCTGGTGCCGGGGTGTACGGCATCTGGTGCCGGGGTGAGGGGCACGTCGTGCCGGGGTCCCCGGCATCTGGTGCAGGGGGGCATTTAATGCCGGGGGCATAAGATGCCGGGGTTACGACGTAGTAGGTCGACCGTCCGGCGCGCTCTTTCGCCACCAGCAAGCCGACACTTTCCAGCCACCGGATAGCGTTGCGTACGGCCCGTTCCTTCAGGCAGGTGCGCTCGCAGATCCTCGCAATGGACGGCCAGCAGACGCCATCGTCATTGGCGTTATCCGCCAGGGAGATCAAGACCGACTTCTGAGCGGCACTCATTTCAAGCGGCCAGCAGGCGGTCATCAGGATGGTGCTCACAGTTGCAGCTCCTCACAAACGCGGCGCACGAAGGCGTCGTAGGGCTCGACGAACAGACAGCCATGACCCTCCAGCTCGGCACGTAGCCGCTTACTGAACTCGTAGAGCTGCCAGCGGGCCGATTCGGGCTGACCCTGCATTGCCCCGTAGGCTGGCCAGCCCGTTGGGATGATCGTCGCGCCAGCGCGCTGCGGGAGCGCCTGGGAAGGGGTAGACGGGTTCATTGGAGGGTCTCCCCGCTCAGCGTGGCGCGCTTCACAACTGCCGGGGCCGGACGCTTCAATTGGTCGCCGGTGTTGTCCATCAGGTTTCGCACAGCCGTGTCGAGACGCCGCTTGACGTTGTACCGATGCTGCTTGGCCTTGCTCATGCGCTCATAGCTTTGAGCGGTCGCGCGGATGACTCCGTCGTAGGCAGGATCGGAATAATCGATGCCGTGGCGGTTCGGGTACGGCTCGCCATGAACACGGAAGTAGCGAAACACCTCGCCCTTGTAGTCTTCTCGCAGGCAGGTGACCGTGTAATGGGCGTGGCGGTGTTCAACGGCCAGCTCGGCAATGCGCTCGATCAGTTGCTGCTTGGTTGGTTTCTTCATGGCTGCTGCCTCGGATGAATCTTGAAGCGTCCCTGCGGGATCTCTGGATGGGTTGCGCGTTCAGCGGTCTCGTAGGTGCATTCCGATACGAACCGGTCGAACCGCTGGGTGACGGCTGGCTTGGGCCAGATGGCGAAGGGCTGCCCGCCTTCATCAGCGTGGCGACTGCGGACAAAGGCGTACGGCAGCGGCGCACAGGAAACCTCCCGCATCACAGCATTCACCACCCAGGCCGGCAGCCCGTGGCGGCGATTGATGCGGTCGCGGATCGTGGTAATGGTCTCGAAGCCGCTGGGCACCGAGTCGAGGTAGCGGACCTGCTCCAGCCTGGTGGTCCGGTCCTCGACGCGCTCCAGCGCCACCTGGTGGGCGGCTTGCTGGCGCTCAATGGCCACGAGCTGGTTCGCGCTAGCAGCGATCAGCTCCGCCTGGGTCATGGGGCGACCGGCCTGACCTTCGAGCTCGTTCAGGCGAGCCAAGACGCGACGACGGACGCCCTTCGACTCGCGCATGGCGACAAGCTTGCATTGGTCTGCAGTGAGACGAAGCCCTTCGGACTGGGTATTGTTCAAATTTTGCACTACGAAAGTTTCGTAGTGCTCCCCGTCGAGCTCGTCCTTGCAGCGCGCAACGAAATCGTTGTGGCGGACCGAGCTTTCGCCGGATGCTGCCCGGGCCTCGTTGACCAGCGCCAGCAGCTCGGTCGTGTCCATGGTGGTGAAGGTGGTGGAAGGAAGGCTCATGCCGCACCTCCCGCGCCACGATTCCGCGAGGTCGGTTTTTGTGGCGCGACGGCCCTTCCAGCGTCGATTTCAGTGAAGCTGGCATCCATCCTCTTCATCCAGTCGTCGGCATGGTTCACCCATTCCTCGCAGAGCTCATCACCCATCAGCGCGAGCTTCGTGGACAGGCTCGATTCCTCTGCAATCTTGCTGATGGAACGGAACAGAGTACGGGCATCTTCCAAGCGCGCCTGGAGGCAGAGAATGTCGTTGTATGCCTCGTCGGCTATGGTGCGGACGGTTTTCATTGACTATCCCCCGCTGCATTCATCAGTTGAAGCAACTGGTCCTGCGCCTGGTCGGCCAGCATGAACATCGCTTCGTGGACGGCGGATTCGCCATGGAAGTCCAGCTGAGGCTCAAAGCCGCGCTGCTGGTCGTCCTTGAAGGAATGGTTTTCCATGAGAACGACGGAGAGTTGTTCGATAACACGCAGGCGGGCCATGACCTTCTCGCCCAGGTCGCTGGTTGTCGTGGTCATTGATGCACCTCCGCGCCACGAAGTGGAGAGGTAGGGTTTTGTGGCGCGAGGTCTTCGGCTTCGCGGATGGCGACAGCCACGGAGTCGAGCAGCGCTTCACAGTGCTGCGTCAGCACCCGGACGCCGTAGATCTCATTGCCGTTATCAGCCCCCTCGCCCACGAGAGCCCCGAGCAAGGCATTCACGCTGGACAGCATTGAGCTTGCGGCCTCGATGGCGGCGTAACAGCTCGTGCCTGGGTTGACCTGCAGCGCTACCCCAGAAACCAGGAAGCCTTCGGTGCGCGTGACAATGGCAGTCATTGGGCGTCTCCTTGCTCTGCGGCATGAGGGAGCGCGTCGTGATAGGCGTACTCGTGATGGGCGTAGAGCGCCTGGGCGCAGAACTCGAGAGCACTGACCAAGCCCTCTCGGTCGCGTGGCAGCAGCATTTCGCCAAGCTGCGCCTGGTCTTCCAGCAGCACGCGGGCAATGCCGTAAGCGCCGTGGGCCGCACGGAAGCGGCTCCGCAGATCGCTCAGGCTCTCCTTTGGTTGTTGCACAGCAACACGGGGTTTGCTATTTTTCGGGTGCGACATAGCGCATCCTCCTAAGACAAGGTGATGTTGCAAGACCTCCTGGCAGAGGTCGGTTAAAGAACCCGCTTCCTACGGCGGGTTTTTTGTTGCCCGGAGAAAAGTCAGCCGGACAGCAAAAACTGGAATGGGCAGACCTTCATGGCAGCGCCTGCTTTTTGGGATTGGTGCTGGGGTCGTCGAAGCCCAGGGTCATTTGCAGCAGTTGGCGCCCGCGCTCGATCTCGCCAATTAGCACCGGCTTGTCTCGACGCCAGTTATTGAGTTCGCGACCTGCCGCGCTCGCGCTGGATTCGCGAGCGTCAAACCGTTTACAGGCCCGGTTGAACTGATCCATCGCGACTGGCGCGCCATGCAGCAGATCTTCGATGCGTGCATCACACCAAACCGCAAACTTGGCGCTCAGCCAGCGAGCGAACGCAACCGCGAGCTTCGGGTGAATCCACGTTCCGCCACCGTTACCGCGGCGAGTTTTCAAATACCCGGAATTCCGGGTATCTGAGATATTCGATTCGGCACCGGTCAGGAACTCGTCCAAAGCCTGGATGTACTCCAGCGTCTCTGCGTTATCGAGCCAGTGATCAACACGTTTGCCGAAGCGCTCGGCGATCTTGGTAACGTGAAGCCAACCATCCGTCGTGAAGCGCACCGGCTGCCCTTGATAGGTGAACGGAATCACGTTGTTCACTGCGCACCTCCGGTACTGGATGGATTCACAGCCACCGCAGTGGAGCTGTGCTTATGGCTGGTTGCCGGTATCGTTGCAGGCATGGTCGGCGGAGCTTCTGGATAAAGATCTGGCCGTAGGTGATGACGTGCAACTCCAGTAGCGCTCTCAATGCTGACGACGCGACATGCAGGTACATGCCCGGTAGCGCACATTTTCTGAACATGCTGGGGTGTGCATTTGATGAGTCGGGCAAGGGCTGACTGGCCGCCCGCCGCTCTCACCGCCACCTGGATCGCGGTCATCGGTTTCATGAATAGACCTACAATTTAATATTGCAGAACAGCCTATCCACTACCACGGAGAATTGCAATGACCAGTACAACGCCAAATTGTAATCTCGCAGCATGAGAAAACGAACTACTGGTCAAATGATTGCTCTGGCGCGCGAAGCGCTGGGCCTCAATCAATCCGAACTGGCGCGCCGCCTTGGCGTGACACCTCAGTCGGTTCAGTCTTGGGAGTCCGACAGGAACACGCCCAGGCACAAGCGTCTCAAGGAGATCGGAGACGCACTTGGCGTGTCTGCCGCTTATCTGATGGGCGAGATGGGTAGGCCTACAGATTTTCCCGATGAGATATCTAACGTTGCCTCAGCACTGGCGCCCACAAGGTACTTTATGTATCCGGAGATAAGCTGGGTTCAAGCAGGCCTAGCCTCTGAGGCGATGGATGCCATCAACCTGCAAGCTTGTCCGTCTCATGCCTCTGACGTATGGGCTGGAGATGATGGCTTCTGGCTGAGGGTTGTAGGTAGTTCCATGACCAGCCAGAATGGCGCTTCATTCCCCGAAGGATTTCTGATCCTGGTTGCGCCAGAGACCGAGCCTCGATCAGGTCAGTACGTGGTCGCGAGAATGGTTGACTCGAATGAGGCAACGTTCAAGCAATTCGTGAGGGACGCAGGGCGATTCTATCTAAGACCTCTTAACCCGGCATTCGCCACTATTGCGATGGATAGTGAGTGGGAGATCGTGGGCACGGTGGTAGATGGAAAGATGCCAAAAAGCACGTTCCTCTGAGACTTTCGGGCGGAGCAGACCTCCTAGCGGGGGTCTTTTTTTGCATCGAACTACAATTTAATATTGTAGTCATCCTAAATAAGTTGTAGATTGACCCCATCAGAACACAGCAAGGAGCTCTCACCATGACCGCCACAACCTCAATCACAATTGGCAACTGGCAGGGCTTGCTGGGTCATGGCGCAGCTCCTCGCGAGCTGGAATGCCTGCTGGCCATCGCTGGTGGCGCTTCGGGCAAAGAGGTTGCTCGCAGCCTGGGCATCAGCGAAGACGGCGTGAAGAAACGCTTGATCGCGCTGGGCACCAAGTGGGGCGTAACCCGTCGTGCTGCGCTTGTAGCTGAGGCATTCAAGCGCGGAGTGATCAGCCCTGCCGCAACCGCGCTGGTGCTTCTGATGGCCATTCACGGACTGATCGGCGACGACCAGGCAATGCGTGTTCGTCGCGGCGGCAGCGGCGGCGAGCGAAAGATTGAAACCCGTGTTGCAACCCGGCGCGCTGAGTGCGCCTTGGCGGTGGCATGACGCTGACCGCCTGACCTGATCCACCACTGATTTTGCGAAAGCCAACAAACGCGGCAGGCCCTCGGCTTGCCCGGAAAAAGATCAACCACCCAGAGGAAACACCCATGTTCGGCAAATTGTTCGGCAAGAAAGTCAGCAACGCTAAGGCGGAGCTCAAGAAGGTCGAGAACCGCGACCTCATGCAGGCCATCGTCGGCGGCTGCATCCTAGTGGCGGCGGCAGACGGTGAGATCGAGAAGTCGGAAACCGACAAGATCGACCAGCTCATCCGCTCCAACAAAAATCTCGAGCACTTCGGCGCCGAGATCACCGCGACCCTGGGCCGTTTCACTGAGCAGCTGCACGCCGGGTTCCGCGTCGGTCGCCTCAACATCCTGCGAGAGATTCGCGACATCAAGAACAACCCGGCCGATGCCGAGGAGGTGTTCGTGAACATGATCACCGTTGCTGAGGCTGACGGTGAAATCGAGCCGGAAGAGCTGAAAGTGCTGACCGAGATCGGTCGTGAGCTGGGACTGCGCCTGTCCGACTTTGGGATCGAGGCGTGAAGCGCAAACACCTCGGTCTCGGCGCAATAGCGGGATTGGCCCTGACCGGGCTCGCTATCACCGCTGCGGTGAACTGGGGGTCGTGCCAATGGTACGGCTACCAGACCGAGCGACAGACCAAGTTCGCCCCCTACGTCGGCTGCATGGTGAAGTCCCGCGCCGGCTGGGTGCCTCGTAACGAGCTGCGCACCGCGCAGTGACATCGAGGGGCGGCACCACCGCCCTTCCACCTAACAGGAGTCAACCATGCTCATCCTCACTCGCCGCGTGGGCGAATCCATCCGCATCAATGACGACATCAGCGTCACGGTGCTGGGCGTCAACGGAATGCAGGTTCGCCTGGGCATCGAAGCGCCCGAAGGCGTAGCTGTGCACCGCCAGGAAATCTATGAGCGCATCCAGGCGCAGAAGGAACAGGATGTGTCCCATGGCCTTTGAATACGGCTCGCGCACGGCTGACAAATTCGTCGTGCGTCTCCCTGATGGGATGCGCGACGAGGTGGCCAAGGCTGCGGACGCGGACGATCGCTCCATGAACTCGCTGATCGTGAAGGCGATCCGGGAGTACCTGGGCCTGCAGCAGCGCCAGCAGGCCCTGCTCGGCGCCCTTGTGCTGGCGAATCAGATGCAGGCGCAGCAGGAGCAGCAGCCATGACCATCACCACAACCGACACCCGCGTCTATACGGATCACCTGACAACTGAACTAGGGAGGCTGGGTCAGCGGCTTGTCGATTTCGGTCAAGCCCTGCAAAGCCCGTCCACCACGGTGGCAGAGCTGCAGGTGCTCGCCAAGTCTTGCGGCATCAAGCTGCACATGCGAACCGTTGCCGAGTCGGGGGAACAGCCATGACCAAGCGCCGAGCAATCAACCCCGCCGCCCTCCCCGCCGTTGGCCAACCCCTTGGTGGCGGCTTCTATGCCGGGCGCCTTTTCTTCGACGGCGCCGAGCACGCGGTGATCGACGCAGGTAGAGACTTCGAAGTCGCCGCTCACTGGTGGCAGGAAGAAGGCCCGCGCCCACGCATCCGTGGCGCTACGTCGCGCTTCGACGGGATGGCCAACACCCAGGCCATGGCTTCGGAGGGTAGCGTCATTGCCCGCAAGGTGATTGGGATGAACATCCGTGGCACCTGGGGCTGGCACATTCCGTCGATCGAGGAACTGCAGGTGCTGCGGTGCAACCTGCTCCAGCTTGAAGGCTGGGGTCGCGCCGGCGCCATTCCAGACCATGATGCCGCGCAGGCGTTTGGTTTGCGTGAGTATTGGACCAGCACGCAGAAGGAAAACGCCGCCACAGCCTGGTGCCTTCACATGCTGCCTTGGTGCGCGCCCGACACAAACTGGGTGAGCAAGGTGAAGGGCATCCGCCCGGTACGCACCCTGCTGATCAGCCAGGAGGCTTTCGTGCACGCACCATCGACCGACACGCCACTCACCGAGGCGGATCTGCGCGGCCTGGCCAACCATCAGGCCGTGGCCACAGTGCTCGAACGGTTCGTGAATGAGGATGCAGGGAGGTTCTACGGGCGAACCGAGGCCCTGGTGGCGGAACTGGCGGCGCTCGCGGCGACTGTCGTGACAGATCGGCGTGGCAACCAGAACCTGGCGCGTCAGGTGGAGTAAGGCAATGCGCTACATGACCGTCAGAAAGTTCGCCAGCGAGTCTGGCTACACCGAGGACGCGATCCGCTCAAAGATCCGCGACGGGATCTGGCGGCTTGGTGAAATTTGGCTAAAGGCGCCGGATGGCCGGACGCTTATTGACATGGAAGGATATGAATCATGGGTAGAGGCGGGAGCGGTGTCAGGGCAGTCTCAGACTCGAGCATCGAGATCACGTTCATGTACCGGGGTGTTAGGTGCCGCGAGCGTGTCGCGCTCAAGCCCACCGCCACTAATTTGAAGAAGGCTCAGCAGCACAAGGCAGCGATCGAGCACGCCATTGCCCAGGGGACGTTCGACTATGCCGTCACGTTCCCAGGCTCTCCCCGGGCAGCCAAGTTTGCACCGGAAACGAGCCAGGAGTCCGTGGGCGGATTCCTCACCAGGTGGTTGGCGGCGAAGCAGAAGCACATTTCCAGCAGCACCTTTGAAGGCTATCGAAAGATTGTCGAACTGCGGCTCGTTCCTACCTTGGGCCATCACCTTGTCCTCGATCTCAAGCGGAAGACGATCAAGGACTGGCTGGACAAGCTGCAGGTCAGCAACAAGACCCTCAGCAATATCCAGAGCTGCCTGCGTTCCGCCCTCAACGACGCAGTCGACGAAGAGCTGCTGGATACAAACCCGCTGGCCGGCTGGACATACGCCCGGAAGGAAGCACCGCCAAAGGATGACGACGTGGACCCGTTCACGCCCGAGGAGCAGCAGGCGATTCTAGCTGCCCTGAACGGCCAAGCCAGGAACATGGTTCAGTTCGCGCTGTGGACAGGGCTTCGGACAAGCGAGCTGGTCGCATTGGATTGGGGGGATGTGGACTGGGTGCGGGGGGAAGTGATGGTCAGCCGAGCAATGACCCAGGCTGCAGGTGGGGTGGCTGAGGTGACGAAGACTGCGGCAGGCCGGCGGTCGGTGAAGCTACTGGGCCCCGCTCTAGAAGCGCTCGCGGCGCAGAAGGCGCACACGTTCTTGGCTGATGCAGAGGTCTTCCAGAATCCGCGGACGCTTGAGCGCTGGGCAGGAGATCAACCGATCCGCAAGACGATGTGGCACCCAGCAATGAAGAAGGCGGGCGTTCGGTACCGGCGCCCCTACCAGACTCGGCACACCTACGCTTCGATGATGCTTTCTGCAGGAGAGCACCCAATGTGGGTGGCGAAGCAAATGGGGCATACTGATTGGACCATGATTGCCCGCGTCTATGGTCGATGGATGCCATCGGCAGATGTGGATGCAGGTTTCAAAGCCGAAAAATTTTGGTCATCAGTTAAAACGAACGAAGGGATTAAACATGTTGGAGCAAAGCCTGGAGACTAAGGATCTTTTCTATGCCGTCTCCAATTTTTATCCGGAACTAAACGTGTCCATTAGGTTTATTGGTCACAACTCATTCAGTAGAACACCAGAAGAAAATTTGCAAGAAGCTGGAATCGAATTTGACTCGGTACTGCGTTTCAAAGACCAATCTATCCAGTCCCTTGAGGACAACGGATATACAATGGCCAATGCCGGAGGATTTGCTACCAACTATGTCAGGAACGGCACAGTAGGGACTGCCGTCTTTCTAGGTCAAGAACCAGCTGGCATTACGGAAGCTGAAGCTCCTAATATTTACTGGGCTTTGCAAACAATTCTGCTTCATCACGAACTGATGCACGCCAAAGACCTGTATTTACAAAAGAACTTTAACAGCTCAAATATGAGCGTGAACTTAGTTAAAGCTGAAATCTACGCAGATGTGACAACTTTGCGATTCTTCGAAAAGCATAAGAAGGCTGGCGGAGACACCTACAGAAACTTATATGCAGCAGGGATCCTGGGGCGAGAAAGCACTGGAATCTATAAGCAGATTTTCAAAGGGATCACCAAGAGCTTTCCCGAGGTTCAGTTGCGAGCCTGGGCGTCCATGAGCGTGATACCGCCCAGCAAATGA